GTAGAAGCTATGGACAAAACAACTAAATCAAATAACTTAGTTTTAGATTTGTTTGGTGGCTCAGGATCTACTATGATTGCTGCTGAAAAAATTGGCAGAAAAGCCTTTTTAATGGAGCTAGATCCTAAATATTGCGATGTAATAGTAAAGCGATGGGAAGAATTTACTGGTCAAAAGGCCGAGCTAATAACAGGTGAATGAGAAAGAAAGAAAACATCAATGCGCTGTCAGGCAAATGCTTTCATACCGCAATAAATGGGGCTTACAGCAATTCAACCAATACATAAAACAGCCAAGCGTCTATCGCTTATGGTCAGAATTGCAGGATGATTTTGTTACTCAATGGAAACTTGGAAACAGGGGAGAGATTGGTAAATGGCTTTGAATAGAGAGAAATACCCTAAGAGGGTCATTCGTGTTGTTGGGCCACAGCAAAAGCAAACGGCTAATAGTATTTTACAGAGCCTGCCAATTGATCCTGAAAACCCTATTTGCGTGACATTCTCCGAAGAAGTAAAGCTGAGAAAGATGGATCAAAATGCTTTGATGTGGGCTGGGCCATTAAGAGACTTATCCATTCAGGCTTATGTCGATGGCAAGACTTACTCTCAAGAGGTTTGGCATGAGTATTGCAAGCGTGAGTTCTTGCCTAATGAGTATGATGAGGAGCTTACAAAAGAGGGCTATGTTAAGTGGGTGACAGATCCAGCAGGCTTTCCGTTATTGATAGGAAGCACAACAGACCTGACAGTAAAAGGATTCTCGCAGTACCTTGAGCAGGTCATGGCGCATGGGGCATCACTAGGAGTCGAGTTCACTTCATTGGAGAATAAGGTTTATGGTTAAGGTTGTTGGTAATTTCTTGATGATGAAGAAAACCATGAAGGAGCTTGAGAAGGCTTTATCGAGTGGCGATAAGGAATTATTATTGAGAGCAGGAAATATTCTCATAATGAATTCAGAAAACTTATCATTAGAGATCATGCGCTACGCCAATAAAGCAAAAGTATGATGTATCGAAATAAAAAGCTACTTGAGATTGTCAGGCAATTCCCTTGTCAGGCTTGCGGAATTGATGACGGAACAGTAGTGGGAGCTCATAGCAATCAACTTAGGGATGGAAAAGGAAGAGGCATTAAAGCGCATGACTACAGAATCGCCAGTTTATGTTTTAAGTGTCATTCCGAGCTCGACCAAGGGATTAAAATGTCTAAGGTCGAAAGGGTGGAATTTTGGGAAGAGGCCCACAGAAGAACAATTGCCATGCTATTTGAACGGGGTCATTTATATACCTGAATTCGTGAATATGAGTATTGACTCGATTGATACTCTTTCGATACAGGTTGAAGAATTGGGATGATGGGAATTATGCAAGGTAGTATGATGCAAGTATTACTATTATTGGTGAATAGCTATGGGTAAGAAATCGGCAATACCTGAAAGCGACTGGGATTTAATTAGGACTGAGTACATCAGTTCGAGTATTAGTATTAGAGAGCTCGCTGAAAAGCATGATTGCTCTTTTGAGGCTATTCAGAAAAGATCTATTAGGGATGGTTGGTTAGATCAAAGGCACAAATTGTCCGCAGAAGTATTAGCTAAGGCTGATGCTGAAATTGTTGAAAGACGGGTAAAAGAGCTTAATGAATTCAATGAGCAGGACATGTTACTGTTCAGGCTTGGCATAAGCGGTTCATGCTTCAAACACGTCTATTACTGCAAGCGCACTGAAAAATTCAAAGCTGTTTTTGTCAAGCCAGAAGATATGATTGTTCCGTGGAACGCTTCCTGTATGGCATCAACTGAGCGGTTCACCCACCGATATTTTGAATCAAACGCGACATTCAAGCGCAACAAGACTAGCGGGTATTATTCCGGGTCAGAAATTGTCAAGCCGTCAAGTGAAGATGTTAACGAGGTTAGAGCAGTTGAGCTTAAGAGCCAAGGCACGACACCGAACGCTATAGCTGATGTAAACCAGCACGAAATCTTAAAATGCCATTGCACACTTGAAATCGAAGGCGGCTATGATTATCCGATGGAGTACATTGTCTGGGTCGAGAAACAAAGCCAGGAAGTTATCAGAGTGCAGCGAAACTGGAAGCCAGAAGACGAAACACAACAGCGCGTTGTCCGTTATGCACATTACAAATGTTTTTCTGGTCTAGGATTTTATGGACTAGGATTCTATCATTTAATGGGAGGTAGCATTGACGCGCTTACTGATATGCTACGCTTAATCATTGATGGATCAATGGAGGCTAGCTTTGGCGGTGGCTTTATGTCTGACGAGGCTAAAATTGATTTAGTCCGTGGGCAGGTTACAAAAGGGAAAGACGGAAAGCGACCGCCACCACGCACATTTAGAAAGATTCGGGCAAGCCCTGAGGATTTGGCTAAAGCGTTTTTTGTTCCGCCATCTAAAGAGCCTACGCCAATGCTGTTAAGCGCAATGCAGTATGTTGATGGTGGAGTCAGCGACTTTTCAGGTATCAATGGCGTATTGAGTGGAGATTCTAAAGCCGTGAATATGCCAGTTGGTACAGTTTTGGCATTGATTGAGCAAGGTTCGACACAATTCAGCGCAGTGTTTCAGCGGTTGCATTCTGCACAGACTCAAGAGTTTTCCATGTTGTCAGATGTGATTTTGGAAAATATCCCTGATAACGGCTATCCGTACTCAACTAAAGACGGTGACAGCTACATAATGGCTAGTGATTTTGATGAACGTATTGACATCATACCAGTGAGTAACCCAGAGACAGCTAGCAAGTCACACAGGATTATGAAAGCCAACGCATTGACTGAAATGTCAGGAAAGTTTCAGGGATTGTTAGAACCCAAGTGGGTCATGACTCAAGCACTCGAAGCGATGAATATTGAAGTGCCAGAAGAAGCCTGGACGCAAGCTCCGCAACCTGACCCAATGCAACAAGCAGAACTCGAAAAAATGCAGGTTGAAACCCAAGGTAAGGCAATCGATAACGAAAACACTTTACAAGTCGGTGGCGCCCGTTTGTTTAACCCGCTGTCAGCCTCAAATATCACCGGTTTGGGCGCATTCAAATTTGCCGGTAACGCAAACATCCGCACACTCTTGAGTTCGGGTTTCGGCTTTGATTTTCGGGCGTTGCAGGTTGGCACGTCGTTTTCTGTCTCAATCGCAGGCGCGACATTCAACAACGCGCCGTCGTGGGGGGGGTCAGGAACGGCAACCGTGCAATGTATTGGCGCGTATTTCGGGAATAGCGACCGCACGGTGCAGGTCTGGCTGAATAACGCGACCGCGACGCCATCGCACTGGTTCACCCTGGATGGTGGTACTACCTGGGGACAAATCAAGTGATAAACCCAGCGCGCGGGATGATCCGTTGGTTTCTCCGGACGTTTGGTTTTGTCGGGATAACTCTGTATCCGGTCGGCATTTACGTGCTGCCGGAGCTTATTGCCGACAAGCGGCTGCGTAAACACGAAATGGCGCACTGGCAGCAGGCACAGCGGATGGGCGCTGTGCGGTTTTATTTGACGTATCTCTGGTATTCGGTCCGCTACGGGTATCGCAATAACCCGCTGGAAATTGAAGCCAGGGAAAAAGAGCGGCAATAAAAGCCGCGCACGGAACAACAACAGAGCAGCAGAGCAGCCATGACACCAACCACCCCCCATGCCATCCACCACCAGCTCAAACTCTACTACTATGGAGTTCCGCAGCTTTGGCTGACAGCAGGGATGGAAGGAACTGCATCCCTCATTCAAGTTGTCTCTGAGAGAATAGCATGAAGCTCGATGTGAAGTTCTACTACGTGCGGTGGCTTCCACGCTTTGCAGGTATCTGCATTGCGCCGAAGCTCATCCTGATACGGAAAGATCAGGCCGGCAATGAGCGGCTTCATAGACATGAACTTATTCATGCTGAGCAGCAGATGACAGAGGGGCTGCTTCGTTTCTGGTGGCGCTATCTCTTCCCGTCTCACAGGCTGCGCTATGAGGTGGATGCGTATAGGCGAAGCTCTGGGCAAGATTGGTATGTTGCAAGCTACAGGGCAGCAATAGCAAACCTTCTTGTGAATTCCTACTATGTCGGTAAATCATACAGGGAAGTCCTTGAGTTACTCACTGCAACAGTGGAGGCATAAAATGCAAGAGCATGTACAAGAAGCAACAACAACCACGCTGAAGCTCTCTCCTCCTGTCACTGCACTATCTTTAACCTGGTCTGGCATATCTCTGTCAGACTGGGTTCTTCTCTTTACGCTCTTCTACACAGTTCTGCTCATCATCGAGCAGGGGCTGAAGATCATGAAACGACTTTATGGGGACAATGATGGCAGTGATTCGCGCCAAGATAAGCCTGAATAATGCGGACATTCCGCTGGTAGCAAGCAAAGCCCAGCGGCCTGTTCTTGTCCCCTCCACGGACCAAGCTCCACGCACTCCGCGCTCTTATACGGGAACAGATGACAGCACAGACTACAATCTGGCAGCTGTCATTTATGCTGAGAACGTTGTTCCTGTAACGGAGGGCCTGCGGTCCGTCTCCTATCAGGATAAGTTCATCCCGACAGTTCATTACGTCAGATCGGAATCTTATGGTCCTGACGAAGAACTACCTGAGATGAGCAACAAGATCACGCAGATGTTTCCCCTCTATCGAGCGGATACTTCTGTTGTCTGGTTCTCCCCTGCTGGCGGAGAGTGCTTCTACTACCGCGATCCGGGCCCGTCGCAGACTTGGTACTCTTACCCGCTGGAGCGCCTTTATCCTGATTTTGTCTCGTTCAACAAAGATCCAGCTGAGTGCACAGTCACTACTGCTTATGTTGATGGGATGATGTTTGTTTGCTTCTCCGGCCTGACAGTGACCGTAAATCCTGCCGGCTTCGATCTTGTCTATGATGCGTCACTGTACCACCTCAGCACATACTATCTGACCCCCTCTCTCGGAGTCTTAATAGATAATGTCGACCACGTTGGTGGCGTTGTGGCTGGCGAGATTGATGGCATTAGCACTGCTAATGGCAACCTCTTCATCTACTCTAAGATGAAGGTGATGTGGACAGACTTCAACGGTACTGTGTTTGACTTTGATCCTGACGTAGCCTCCGGCGGGCAGTACAGCACCCCAGCTGATTTGGCAGGAAACATTAGTGCCATCACCGCTGTGAGCGGCGGCGCTCTCATCTTCTCCCCGAAGAATTGCGTAGGTGCCACTTATAACTCAGCGAATGCCAGCAACCTATACACGTTTCGGGAGGTTTCTGGTGCTGGTGGTGTGCCATCTCCGCAAGCAGTAACACAAGATACAGCACTAGGTGCCTGCTATGCGTATACCAGTGCTGGCATTCAGCGCATTGCACTGTCTGGTTCTGAGTTCCTGTCCCCTGCTGTCTCTGACTTTTTGACGGGCCGGCAGTTCGACCGCTTTGATTGGGATACAAATACGCTCACTCGCATGGAAGTGCCCATTTCCATGTTTGTCAGGGTAACAGCAATTGGCACACGTTACATCATCTTCTCCTACGGGATGATGCCTGGTATCTACTCCTACGCGCTCTTCTACGATATTGTCCTGAAGCGCTGGGGTAAGTTACGCATAGCTCACCGGGACTGTGTGTACTGGTCAAACGAACAGGCCTCTGTAGATCTGACATACTCCATGCTGGAGGATGTGTCTTACGAGGACATGGGAGATATGCTGTACAGTGGTGCATCCATTGCTGCCTCTGACTTTGTCCCTACTCGCATGGGCCTAATGTTTCTGACGTCCAATACTGGCAACCTAGTCATGGCTGATTGGTCTGACTGGACTGAGTATTCTACCAGAGACGACAGAGCTGTTGTGATTCTTGGTAGGTTCCAGCTTACCCGGGCATCCAATGTGCAGTTCAATCGTGTCGAGGTAGAGAAGCAGTTCAACGGCTCCGCTGCTATTCAGCTCTCAACAACTGGCGGTGCCATCTCTCGTACAGAGTCCCTGATTCTCGTTACCAGAGATAGTGCAGTCACTGTTTGGGGAGGGCTAGCGGATTGTGTGAACTTCAACATTGTTCTCAAGGGCGCACTGGAGCTGTCGGCAGTTATCCTTGAACTCACCACAGCCGGAAAGTCATAATGAGATTCACAATCCCATTTAATATTGCTGACCGCCCAGCAACAGAAGATGCTGCCCTGTGGCGGCTTCTTCAGCCTCTGCACACTGGCCTGAATTCTCTTGCGGCTGCTGTGTTCACGTCAAACGGTAACGTCGAATACAGCCAGCAAGAGTTGCAGTCTATCGACCAGCTCCTGCCGCTGCGCCGCCCCGCAAACATTATCTATCCTCGTGCTGCGGTCAGTATTCCATACGGTGCGCTGATCTCTCTTGCTCCTGTTAGCGGAAAGCTGGAAGCCGCACTTGCTGATAACAGTCCCGGCACTGGGACTCGTGCAGTGGCTATCTGCAATGCGCCTGCTGGTGCTGCGCCAGGCGAGTTTTTCCCAGCTATCTGTATCTCTGGCTTCTGCGCCGGCGTATCTGGCAGCACACTAGGTGCTCCGTATTGGCTCGGCACTGCTGGTACAATGATCCCAGGACCGCCGGTCACACCCGGCGCTATCATCCAGCCCGTAGCCACCGGCTTTGGGAACTCTGGAATCTTCCTCAACATTGTCTAAGGAGCTATCATGCATCCGGCGCTACCAATTGTTCTTACGCTCGGGCAGACGCTCATTGAGCGTTTCTTTCCTGATCCGCAGAAGAAGACGGAGGCTGAGCTTGAGCTGCTGAAGATGACAGGCGAGCAAGAGTTTCAGAAGATTGTAGGTCAGCTGAAAATCAATGAAGAAGAGGCCAAGCATCAGTCCGTGTTTGTTGCCGGCTGGCGTCCTGCTATCGGTTGGGGCTGCGGCGCAGGATTACTCTATCACTCCTTCCTCTACAACCTTGTAGACTGGGCGTCAAAGATGTTCGGCATTATTCCGCCAGCACCGCCGGACCCTGAAGTTCTCATGTATGTGCTTGGCGGGATTCTCGGACTTGGCGGATATCGCACCTACGAGAAGGTAAAAAACGTTCCAGGAGCTAAATAATCATGGCCGGCGAAAAACTCCCAACCACTGTTGATCCGATGCTGTCATTCTTCCTGCCGCAAACCAGCAAGGAGACAAAGACTGGCGGCAATCCCAGCCTGCTCAACACTGTCATGGCTGGCCTGCAAGGTCAGGACTACCAGAATCTGGTTGCTGCTGCATTTGCAGGCGCAATGGACAAGAATCCTGCGCTTCGTGCGCAGTACGCCCACGCAATGGGCGCCCGTACTGGCGGAAACGCCAGCCTCGGTAATGCCATTGCCAGGGAGAGCCGCAGAGCTGCTAATGAAGGTGCAGTTGCAATGGCCGGCGCCCAGAATCAGAACTATGGCATCCAGGGGCAGCTGGCAGGAGCTGTATTCAACAACAGTGGCACTAAGACTACTGGCTCAAGTTTTGACTTGGGCAGCGCGCTTGCTCGCATGGCTGGCGCTAAGGGCCTTGGAATGGCGCAGGACTTCCTGAAGCGTCGTGCTCCCGCCGCCGCTGCTGCTGACGCTGTTACTGCTGCCCCTGCCTTTGATGCTGGCCTGTCCTTGGATTTGCCAGCGGCCACTGCGGACTCCATTGACTTCTTCCCTGACATCAGCGGCAGTTTCGACCTGAGTGGTTTGTTTGATCCGGGCTCCGTAGACATCATGCCTGATCTTGGCGAATCTCTGGCAGAAGATTTCTGGGGCAGTCTCTTTCAGTAAGGTACAGTCATGGCAAACATAGGATCAAGATACGCACCTACGCCTATCTCTGTTGCGCTTGCTCCTGTGCAGCGCATGTCGGCGCTGTCGCCCAATGATTACATGCAGCTTCTTCAAGGGCCGGTCAGCGGCAGCGGCAGCGGCTTTGAGGCTCCCAGCGTACCATCTATTGCTGGGCTTCCGTCGATGAGTGACGTGACAGCTATAGCCTCCAACCTTGGCTTGATTGGCGTTCCTGGATTTGGGCCTATCGGTATGGCATTAAGCGTGCTAGGTTTCCCGGCAACCTCATCTATATCCATCGGCAAGGGCCTGTTTGGGTTTCTTAGCAGCGTTGTAGATGATCTCAGCCTTGCGCCTACCGCCCCAACCGCCCCAACCAGCATCTCTAACAGTGAAGCCACGTCACTTGGCACACTTGGCACATCTTCGGTAGGTGATCTTGGCTTTGGCTTTGATATGGGCCTAGACCTGGGACTAGGTTCGGATGATTCTGGTTCAGACGACGGTGCTAATGCCGGAGGAGAAGATTAAATGGACATTCAACAAATTCTCCGTCAGTACGCTGGCGCTGTAGCTGCTTCTGACGCCAACATTGCGGCGCAAGAGGCAGCTATTGGCAACGAAAGTGCAGCACTGGCTGCGACTTACGGAAAGATGCAAGGCCTGCAGCAATCTGCTGCTGCACTTTCTGAAGAGGCCGTAAACAAAAAGCTGAATGCGGATCTTGCAGCAGATCAGTTCACGCAAGGTATGCAGCAACAGCTCGGTGTAACTGAGTCTCTGGCAGTTATGCTGGAAGAGTATAATGCACTTCAGCCTAAGAAGGCGGCGCTGGCACGTCAACACGCGGAGATTATGTCAATCTCCCCATTTGATGATCCTCTCGGATTTGTGCTGGGGAGGCTTCAGGCTCCGACTATTGCACAGCAACATAATGCAGTGGTTGACCTACAGAGCACCGCAATCAATGATTACACGCAACGCTCTGCGCTCTTGCGCGATGCAAAGAGCAGCATTACGCTGGCCAAAGACAGTGCGCTTAAAGACGCAGCTGTTACTGATGCCAAGGCAAAGCGGCTTGAAGCTGAGATGCGTGAGCTTCAGCTTACCAGTGAGCTCTCGTCGAAGCAGGCAGCACTTGCTGCGCAGCGAGCTAATCTGCAAGACAAGCGATTTGATAACCAAGCCAAGCTGTTTGGTGCTGGTATGAGCTTTGCTCAGTATCAGATGGCTGCGGCGGAGCGCGCAGAGGCTCGTGCTGAGCGAGTAGCGGCAAGACAAAGAACAGAGCAGCAACAAGCTGAGGCTGATCTTGAGCGCACGCGCATGGCAAGATTGGTTGGATGGAACGGTGCTCCCAAGAAGTTTGCAACGCAAGCTCAGGAAGCTACGTTTGCAGGGATGGCTCGCAGCAATGCGCTGGGGCAAGACCCGCTGGATGCTCACATCAATCTGCAAACAGTTGAGGCCGCCGTCCCATCTATGCGTGCGCAGGACCCGCTATTCGTCAATAGCCTGCTTAAGGCGGCAGGCGAAGTCAATGATGCGCTCAACAAGCTCCCAGCAATGGACCCGAAAACAGGCAAAGAGATTCCTCTTGCGCAGCGTCGTCAACAGGCAGGATATGATTGGCTGACAGGCGTATACAACAGTGCTCATGACAAGAATGCAAAGAGCATTAATGAGCGTGACTCTAAGTTGCTCAACCCGTACAGGGTAGATTATACGCGCGTGCTTGAACTTGCATCTAGCGGTGCAGCTGATGCTCTTCGTGGTGATGTTCCTCAGGTAGCTCTTCTGCAGAACAACATAGCTCTGAAGGACCTGAAGACTTCCTCTGGTGTGACAAGTATTGAAGGTAATGCCAAAGAGACTGCGTGGCTCAAGCAGTACCTGGCAAACCCTGGCACCACTGAGGCTGAGCGTATCGAGCGTAGAAATGCGCTGGTTGCACTGCACAAGGCTGGCGCTGCTATCAACCTGCATCAGTACAAATACACGTTGTTCGGTGTCCCTGTACCAAGCAGTTACATTGTGAAGATTCCAGGCAGTTACAGCACTGGCCCCATTGTCGTGGACCTCTTCAGCCCAGCTTCTGTAGACAAGGCGCAAGCTCTGCTCACAGACAGGGCTGGTAAGGCTACAGTCAGCATTGGTGGAGGCACTGGTGTTGTATCTCCAATTCAGGAACTACTCAAATGAGTGATACCGACTACGAATTCAGCCCCGTCGTTCTCGCACACGATGCTGAGGACATTCGCGCCAATGGCTCCAACCGCGTGTTGGATGCTGTTACGTTTGGCGTGCCGGCAGCTGCGGCCTCTGGCATTCTCAGCATTGTGAATACAGCGCGCTGGGTTGTCGGCAAGGAGAACCTACAGACTGGCCCGACGCTGGAAGAGCTTGGCATGGAGCGGTCGGCTGCTTATTACGAGCAGCATCAAACCGGCGCTGATGTTGTCGGCTTTATTGGCACCTCACTGATTCCTGCAAGCTGGGGAGCAAAACTACTTGGAGCTGCACGCACTGGCTCCATGCTTCCTCGTGTCTCCACTGCACTCAATATGCCCGTAGTGCGCAAGCAGCATTACCTTGAGGCTGCGCTAGCAGAGACTGCCGCACACGCTGGCTCTGTCCCGAAGATTCTCAGCGCCAATCGTGCTAAGTACATTGGTTGGGAAATTGCTGATAAGGCTATGGAAGCTACAGCAATGGAACTTGCTGTTATGGGCACTATGGCTGCCAGCCCGCTGTTCGAGAACGACACTGCCAAAGATGTGCTGTTCAACATGCTGACAGGCACTATGCTTGGCGGCGCATTTGGTACAGTTGGTGGGGTGCTGACAAGTCGCGGCGTCCTTAAAGGTGCGTCTACCGAACTCACAGGAATCTTCCGCGCCTCCGACACGCTGCAGACTGCACAAGGAACAACGCTGCTTGGCGGTACACAGATTGCCGAAGTGGCTGATAGCTTTGCTAGGCTGGTAACTCATTCCGGTGCAGCTCCATATTCTTACAAGCTGGACGGGAAGCTGCGAACCGTGGACCTGAATGCCGGCGGCGATGTGACCAGAGCTACTGAGGCTGGACTGCGCAGCGCAGAGAAGCTGATGACTAGCACCATCGAGCAGCGTTTCTTGAAGATGGCAGATGGTAATGCTGACGTCGGTATTGGCATGTCAGACTTCTTGTTCCGCGCTGCTGATTCGCTAAAAGCCGCTGGCAAGAATGCTGATGAGATTGCTGAGTATGTGCGAGGCTATCTTGTCAGCTTGACTCGCATCAACAATATTGATCCTGATCTGTACAGTGTCGCAAAGAATTCGTTCTATGTGACGCGCGTACCTACGGAATCCTTTGACGATCTCATCTCTGCTACTCGCACTCGGGCCACCGGCTCCCGTGCGTACACTTACCACGAAGGTAAGAGCATGGATAACATTGTCACGAAACGCATTGAAGACTACGATGCTGGCGGTTCCTTGAACGCTAAGGAAGTCTTCAAAGCCAATCCTGACATTGATATGCTGATATCCAGAGTTGGCCGCAGTCTCATCAATCCTGCCAGCAAAGTGCTGCGCCGCGTGGACAACAATCCGTTCGAATACACACGCTATCTGTCCCTTGAGACAGGTGCGCTTGCTGAGGATGCAATCCTCACGTTTGGCAACATGATTGGGAAGAAGCGTGTCCCTACTGCTTCTGTGGATCGTATCACTGCTGGTGATAAGATCTTTAACATGCCCGGCACTAAGGTGACCAAGCTAGCGGACGGTGTTAGTGAGACTACGGCGCGGTGGGCCTGGGCATCAAAGTTGGATATTCCTAGTTTCCTGCGCGCATCTAACGGTGTTGTTCACATGGACGATCTGCCCATGTTTACTCGCCTGTCAGAGCTGGCAGCAGAGATGACTCCTGCACAGCACAAACTGTTCACGCTTGTGGATACAGGTGGCATGAAGACACCGCTGTTGCAGGTTGCTCCCCTTAACGGGACGGTGACTGGCAGCTTGCTGTCTGACTTGTTTACTCGCCTTGACCAAGCGCGGCATCTGCGAGCACAGAAGCTGTACGAAGAAGTTGTTGCCAGCGGCAAGAATGCCCCTGACCTTCGCGTTCTGGCTGCTGTAATGAATACCAGCCAGGATTGGGTAGAGAATGCCATTGCTCGTAACTTTCAGCGCACCGGTGCGGAGGCTCCTGGTACTGTGTACGCTACCGAGCGTGCATTGAAGCCTACTGAGATTGAACTCACCTGGGATTTCAAGCCGTTCCTGAGAAAAGATGCTGATGCTAAACGGCTCAACATGACGCCGGAAAATGCATACAATCTGAATATGGCCCCCGGTCATATTGCATCTAAGTTCCTCAGTCGGGAGTATCAGGTTCAGCTTGCAAGGCTCCAAGGCAACAGTGCTGCTGACGCTGTGCTTGGTGCTGATGTTGCTAAGCTGTTCCCGGAAGTGGGAGCGCTTAGCGCACGAGAATCTAACCTACAAGGAGCAGGGGCTACGCTGGGCGGCGCGGCGAATGCAGACTACGGGAACTCGCTGGGCCGGCTCGTCCAAGGCATCGGCAGTGTGCTCAACTCTGTGCGCACCAAGATGAAAGAGGAAACCATTGCTGCACTGAATCCGTATATTGCAAAGATTCGGGATGATGCAGCCGCTGCTGCGGAGCTTGGCATTCTTAGCACCGCACTGCGCAAGAACAAGCAGAAGTTTGTTCGGCTCCCTGACGATGCGGTTCCTCAGCGCCTTGTATCTCTTGAGGTTGCTAAAGAACTGCGGACTGCTGGCCCGCTGAAGAGCATTGATGAGGTGCTAGCATCCAAGCCGCGGAATGAAGTCCACACCTATACAGTCAACAATGAGAGCACATGGAGGTTCATGGAAGCTCATGCTGACATTGACTACCTGCGTCAGGATAAGTTTGGCGTTCTGTTCAGGGCAACTGGGCTGGCTCGCGGCGATGCGTACAAAGTGTTTAAGCCGCCGCCTATCAATACTGCTGTCTACAAGCATGTAGCATTTGTGAAGACTCGCCCAGGGATCGGCATTGCTGACGATGTTGGCATGATTACTGCCAAGAGCGAGGATCAGCTCCGGGCTATTGCTGCCGATCTTGAGCAGGACTTTGAGATTTTCTACAAAGCGGACACAGAGAACTACTTTAAGGCGCGTGCTCGTTATGAGTACAGCATGTCTTTGAATGAGTCCTTGGTGGACAGCTACCTTGCAAACAAAGGTAAGCTCGGTGATGTGCTGCCAGAGACTCGCTTTGAAAACGTAATGCGTGACTACGTAGAGTATCACGGGCGCCAGGATGACAAGCTGGCTCGCATGGCAGTACAGGTGAAGTATGGTGATACGTTCCACCAACTGCGCGGCTTGTCTGAACAATATACCAGTGCGTCTACCTCTGTGGCGCAGTCTATTGGTCGTGCGTTTCAGCGTAAGATTGTTGACCCATTTGATGACTATCTCAAGACGATGCTCGACCTCTCCAAGCAGCAAGAGTTTCCGCTGCTGGACTCGCTCAATGATTTTGTCGATAACGTTGGTACCACTATTGGTGAAGCCTACGTGAAGACATTCAAGCGCGGCATGGATGGCAGTATTTCCTGGGAGCAAGCAAACAAGGAGATGGCGCGCTATGGGTACACCGGGATGTTTAAAAATCCTGAAATGTACATGACTGCCAATGAGCCGCTGGCTCCCAATGTCATCAAGCACACCTTCCAGAAGATCAATGCAGCTCTGGCTACTACGCTGCTGCGCTTTGATCTTGCCAACAGTCTCGTGAACATGATCTCTACTCCTGTCCTTCTTGGGACAGAGTATGCCAGCATCAAAGAGCTGGCCAAGAACAACCCGAAGCTGCTGGGCGAGTTGCAGTCCCTTGTGACTATTGCTGGGCCGAACGGTAAACCGTTCCCAACATTCAAGAAGCTGCTATTTGAATCTGCCTCAGATTGGGGGAAGAGTGATAAGGCTGCGTTACTTGAGAGATTCGAGCGCATCGGTGCAGTTAAGAACATCGCCAGACAGTATGCTGAGATGCTGGATGATGTGTCGATTCGTCCTGGTGCCATGACGTCGGAGTGGGCAACCAGAGTAGATGCTGCTGTCGAGCGTGTAGCTGGCTGGACAGGCAACAACTTTGCTGAAGAGTACACCCGGTTCGTATCTGCAAATTTCATGAAGAGGCTGTCTGATCCGCTGGTAAAGGCAGGTAAGATGACTGAGAGTGTGCAGAACACCTTCATCATGTCATTTGTCAACCGCACGCAAGGTAACTACATTACGAGCCAGCGGCCCGTCATCTTCCAGGGAACTACAGGCGCAGCTATCGGATTGTTTCAAACTTATGCGTTCAACGTGATTCAGCAGCTGTTGCGTCACATGGAGCAAGGCAGCAAGAAGACGCTGGCAACTTATGCTGCTCTGCAGAGCACTGCCTTTGGCCTGAATGGTCTGCCGTTCTTTGATGCGGTGAATACGCATCTTGTTGGCAGCACTACTATGGGCCTCGGCGTGCAGAACAATCCGAACAACAGAGACATCACTGGGTCAGTGGTCGGCTTTAATAACCCGCTCGGCCAGTGGATGATGTATGGAACTGCATCAGCTTTCCCGCTGTTCAGTGATCGTATGCCAGCACTGTTCACTCGCGGTGACATTAACCCGAGGCACATAACTGTAGTTCCTGTGTTGCCGCAAGATGTTCCTGCTGTCCAAGCTACGTGGAAGTTAGTGAGTAACATCGGGCAGGTTAGCAAGGATCTGTTCAATGGCGCTGACGTATCAGATACTTTGCTGCGCGGACTTGAGCATCAAGGGTGGAGCAGGCCGCTAGCAGGCTTGGCTCAGGTTGCATCAGGCCAGAGCACAAACAGTAAGGGCTCCCTGATAAGTGCGGCTAATGATCTGCAAGGCGCTGCTTGGGCAGGGAATGTGTTTGATCGCATTGTTGAGACTGGCACTAGACTTGCTGGTGCTCGTCCTATGAATGAGGCTGTTGCACTTGATGCTCTATATCGCATGAAATCATACGAAGCATCTGATCGTGCAAAGCTGGAGGCTCTTGGACGTGTCGTCAAGTCTAAGCTGTATCACAATCAGGTTCCTACTGGTGAAGAGGTGGAAGACCTGATGGCAAGATATGCTAGGATCGGCGGGCGGGCAGATACATTCAGTGCAGCGTACATGCGCTGGATGCGTGATGCTAATATGTCAATAGCAAACCAAGCAGTTGACAAGCTCAACACACCTAGCAAGCAGCAGTTGTATATGCTGATGGGCGGTGAGTTCCTACCAGATAACAGAGTAGGAAACGAGTAGACATGAAAAAGCCCCCGAATGGGGGCTTTCTTATTTCCTGCTCAGCCTTAGCTTCTCAGACTTTGCACTCAGTCCTCTGATGGTGCTCTGATCTATACCCTCTGCTCGCTTGCGTGCAATGGTAGCAGTGCTAGCCGCTGACAGCTTTGTGCCTATCTTGAGCTTGGTTGTCAGCGCGCCAAAGTCTCGCAGTGTGAATGCGTTGTTAGTGCTCTTTGTTGTGCCGTCCGGCCATGTGTTTGTCATCCTGCTAGTACCTCCCGTATCTTGTCCAGCTTTCTGACTTCAGCCTTGAGCAGTTCAATTGTAGCCTCAAGGTGAGCAACTTTTGCGCGAAGTTCGCTACGCTGCTCTGCTACGTCAACTAGCTCTGCTCGAAGGTCTGCTGCATCATCCCGAGCATCATCAAGCTCTTGAAGTTCCGCGCATAGGCCAGCAGTCTTAGTGTCTCCAGCCAGATACGCTTTAACCTCTTGTTCCTTCAGTAGTTGGCGGTTCATATCACTTCCTCTCTTTCATCAAAGCATCAACCTTACTATACAGCTCTTCCAGTGTGCCATCATTCTGAATAATCACGTCAGGACAGTACACTTTGGCGAAGCTCTCTGACACATGAGCAGACACAGACTCAATGCCAGGGCGTTCAATCTTCCAGATAACTCCACCTGCCTCAAGAATGCCCTGGACTTCATTCTCGAAGCGCACATCTGTAATCACGTACGGCCAGATGTGCTGCCTTGCTTTCACGCGGTCAAGGACAATATCGCACCAGATGCCATCTCCTACACAGTTTCTGCCCCACTCTGTTCCAAGAGTTTGCGCCAGCCGCCTGAAGGACTTGCCACCAAGTTGTGGAATAGGCTGCTCCTTCTTGACGCGATCTTCTGCAATCTCCCAGAATTCTTCTTCAAGGCCGACGGCCTCAAATAGAGGATGCAGCATTGCTTTAATAGCATACGCAATTGCTGTAGGGATGTAGTCATAATTGACAGCGAGGTGCTCGCCGACAGTATCTTTGCCGCTGCCAGCGGCGCCCATCAGTCCGATAAGTTGATTTTTGGTTGTCATGATTTGATATCCTTTAGTGTGTTGTTTTTCACGCTCTTTCATGCTGCACCGCCTTCCGCATTGGCGATGGCTGCTTTGGCTTGTTTGATGGGTTCGGCAGTCAATGCCAGATCACATTCATACCAAAGGACGATTTGTTTCAATGCCGCCAGCAGTTCATCCCGCTGCTGGCGAAGCTCAGTCAGATCGTCCCGCGCGGCAAGCATGTCAACCTTGCCAGGTGGAACAATCAAAATACCTTGCGGGTCCGACTGAACATCACGCACATCCCGTGGCTCCCCGGTGTACGGGTTGAAAAGTACAGGCGCGGCATAGTGGTTCTTTGGCGCAACCCATCCTGTCGCGCGAACTCGATCAGTGCTCATACCACACTTCCTTCCACCTTGTAAATATCGTTTTTAGTTGTTTGCCTGACTGCAATCGCTTGTCCCCTCAAAACGGCAAAAGCGTCTTGTAGCCTTGCTTTACAAGATGATGCTTCTGGGATAGCTGGCTCCCAGTGTTTGCCATCTGGGCTACACCCCACTTTGCTTTCCAGTAGCTCTTTTACCGTCATCATGCTTTTTCTCCTTCCGTCTTGGCGATGGCTGCTTTGGCGCGCAGAGTTGCTCCGACGCTGGTGTAGGTTTTGATGCACTCCATGACCTTCCTGAGTGCAGCCAACAACTCATCCCGCTGCTGGCGCAACTCTTTCAGCTCTGCATTTGCGGCCAGCAATGTATCGGAGCGCAGCCTACAGCACGCAGGGCCTTCGTCTTCTGCTGCGATTTCGACCCAGCTGTTCCACTCTTCTCGCTGCCATTCATTCATCATCATTCATCCTTCCAAGGTCACGGTCCATACGATCTTCAAGCCTGCTCAGATACCGACGCTGTGCCAGTGTCAGAGTTTCTGAACGCAGAGCGCCCAATTCCGTTCCATCCCAACTCACCGAGGGTGAAGACAAAGTTGAATTTCCTGCCTTCGGTGCTATCAAGCTGGGCTTGCCCATTCCTGACGCGTCTTGCGTGATTCTGCCATCGTGCTTCATAATATGTCCTTTTGTTCGGCGCCGCAGCATCTGCTGAGCGTACTCGATAAGTTAGTTGCTCGCCTCTGTGTCCAGGAGCTGTGCCAGACTTCTCAATGGCACCATGCAGTATCAGGGTGAGTATCTTATTCCGTGCGGTTCGGACAGATATGTCAAAGTGCCGCGCAACGTCATTGGATATAACGTCCGGGTTGCTCTTGATGTACGCATATAGAACATCAAGATCAAGTGCAGCTTTGCCGTCTCTCACTTTCATAGCTGGCTCCTCAGTCTGTCAGGCCTGCTGGCTCTTCCAAATGTGACAAGCGATCAATTCGTGCTTGGTGGTACGAGCACATCGCTTCTGCGTAGTCCCGCGCTGTCTGCGCTGCTAGCAGCTCCTTCTGTGCTGACTCCAGCTCCTTGCGCTGCAAGTCTTCCAGCTTCGGTGATGTAAGTAATCGTATGAAAATCGAGAACATAGCAGAGTTCCTCCGGGGTAAGGTTGAGTTGCTGAGAAAGAGAGGGAAGACGCCGCACTAGTGCCATTGCGCCACGAAGTGCATCAAGAGTTTGTTGTCGTTCAGTCATTTTGCCTCCAGAGAAAACAGATAACGAAGCCAGCTCTGCGCTCCTGCTTTTGTAAGGTGGACCTTGGAGAGGAAAGTGGAATACGCCTTTCCTGCGTCGGTTTGCTCAGAAGGCTCCACCCAATCTGGCCAGAACGGGAAGCCGCACTGTTCCATGTGCTGCTTCATCTCTCCTACAGTTAGTGCTTTAGTCCCATACAGCATCAAGAATGCGCGCACTGCACGATTTTCACCATCAGTGTCAAGTAAGGTTCGTTCAGTCATTTAAGCTCCGTTTCAGAAAGGATGTGGTCAAGTGTTTCTCCCCTAGTTAGTGGCTGAGTGTGCATCATCTTTGCTTCGCTCAGCAGGTTATAGTCTACGTACAGCAACTCTTGCTTAAGAGCAGTGCGAACAGGAAGATAGCCAGAGATTGGGGAGGCGCCGGCCTTATGTATGAACTGCACCTTGTTCGCCATAACCAAGCCCTGAATAAGCTTCTGCAACTCTGCGGCATTTTCCAGATCACTCTGGCACTGCTGCCACAAGGTTGTCATTGTGACAGGCGCATCTGCTGCATTCAGCACACTGATGATCTTTGCTGTCACATCGGAGTGCCGGCTCTTCCCGTATTCTCCAAATGCCTTTGGCATAAAGTGCTCTGTAAAGCTCAGCAACGTGTTAGCAAAGATGACGTCAGAATCACGAATGACAACTCTTCTGTGAATTGCGGCTATGAGCATACAGAGCTTGAGCAACTGGATGTGTCTGCGGTTATTATAATACTTAAACCGCACGTCATCAATCCCCTTATAAATTCTATAAATCGTATCCAGCATTCTGTCGGCCGTAGGATCAATCGTACACTCACCATGAACTGTGGCTTTAATGTGCATCAGCACTTCAGCAACTTTCTGCCGCAGCTCAGGGGATGGTGTCTTTGGCTTAGAGATCTGCCGGCCTGTCGGCTCAGAGTAGATAAACAACATGCGCGAAAGAATGCCTTGACCAATAGCCTGCGGCGGAAATACCAGCGAGAAGCTCTCGTGCGTGTTACCAGTCAGCAAATTGACGGTAGGCTGATAGATGGATATACTTCTGGTCTGCTTAAGGCGCCTGTCATACGGACGATCCTCACTATCCCAATCCCACAAAGTGCCGAGCAAGGAAAGGAACTGCAAGTTAGATGGTCCCATGAAATCCAAGAACTCATCTGCACATACGAACACCTCTTTCGGTGTCTTATCTGTGCCAAGAATATCTGATAGCTCAAGGTCGTCTGACTTCTTCAGCTTTCCATTGTCATCAGTGATGCCTTCGAGGTCTACCAGAAACTGCTCCATAGACGTGCGGTCATAGGAGAAGTGCTCGTAGCCCGAAGCAGTCAGTACTTTCTTAGCCAGCTTAATGGCTGTGCTCTTACGCGTAGCAGGCTCACCAATCAGCTGGATATAGATGTTGGGAAAGATGCGGAAGTCTCCAAAGGGGAGATAGACCTGCCGGCCCAGCATTGCTGCTGCTGCTGACAGCACGCACCATCTGTGGAAAAGCTGCGGTGTTTCAGTCTCGCCAACATATGTAAAGTACGAGCCGAATAGAGAACGATGATGAATTGGGTCAGTCACTTGAGTTGGCTCCAGAATCTGGACGGCGGCGCTTTACCAATAGACAAGTCCACTGGTATCTTCATTGTTCGTTCTACGCCATGAATGTCTGCTATTATCTGGGGGTTAATCATAGCCTCCCGGACCAGGGGCGGCGTATCTTGTCCAATGTAGGTGAACAGTACGCTGTCATGAATCTGTGCCTTCAGTCGCACACGATTACGAAGATCGCCATAGACAGTGCGACGCCACAGAGGATACAGTGCCTTGTTGATGATTGCAACTGAGAGACTCTGCGGGCCATGAGCAACCAGTGAATTCAGGGCGGGCTTGCTCTTACTGGGGTCAAGGAACGTATAGCGTGTGCGGCCTAGAACGATAAGTTTGTTCGTAATGGTCACAGTTCTGATAATGTGCTGATACCAGTCTTTCTTGACCTCCGGGTATGTGCGAGCATATGCATCTAGCAGGAACTGACACACTTGTATTAGGGACCACTGTGCTGGGAGCCCAAGAAGTTTCTGCGCCTTCAGTACGTTCTTAGGCCCCATTGTCTGTAGCATCACTACTGCGCCCATGTTATAGTTTGCGCCGTGATTGGTTCGCTTGGAGAGGTCACGAATATCCTTAGTGACTTCCTCGTACTTGACGCCAAAGAACTTAGATGCGTTATAACTGTGGTAGTCGTACTCACTCTCAACGAGGTTAATCAGGTTCATGCAGCCACTGAGATAGGCTACGCATCGTGCCTCTGACTGAGAGTAGTCCACCTCTGCAATGCCATCATACCCTACGTCAGCCTCAAGATAGCTCTTGACCTGCGGGCCGCGTGGGATGTTCTGAATCTGGTAGCCGCACCAGAAGGAGGATTCTGAAGATGCCAGCCGCCCCGTATCTGTCCCCGCGGGGTTCAGCTTATAGTGGAGCCGGCCCTGCCAGAATTTGTCCCATACAAAGTAGTTCGACAGGAGCTTGTTAGCTTTGCGGACTGCGGTCACCTCATCAAGTATGTGCTCTGCCAGCGGGGATTCTGCCTTGTACGCTGTCAGGGCGGCATCGTCAGAACTCTCTGGATTCTTGATACCTAGAGCACGAAGCAGATTCTTTACCTGCACATGGCTGCCTGGGTTAAAGTCTGGGCCGAGCCAGCGATCCAGCTTTGCTTTGTGCTGCTCCAGCGTAGCTTCTACGCCAGCACGAGCCTCGTAGAACTTCTTCTCATTGACAGCAATTCCATCCAGCTCCATTGTCAGGCAGGGGAACACTAGCGGGAACTCTTCCAGATAGTTCTTTCTAGCCCACTCAGGGACAGACAGTAGAGCAAGGCAGCTCATCATAGTTGCCCAGCAATCACGGCCGTTGTACTCAAACAGGTCATGCTCACTGCCGGCGCTGTCATCTTTCCAGTATCTCACATACCGGACAGAGAAGGCTGTGATGAAGTCCAGACGCTTCGGTAGCTCGCTGAGATAAGAGTGGAACTGGTGCAGCGTGTCATAGAACCAGTTACGAACAGGCACGTTCCAGCGCAGGAAGTATGCGTTATCATACATCCCATTCTGGAATACCTTAGCAGGCTTGGAATCATTCAGCTGGCGAACAAAGTTCCAAGCATCAAGGCTCTTGAACGGAACTACAACACTATGCGTAGTGCCGTCAGGAAATAGGGCACAGTAACCAACGCAATGGATACGGCGATCAGGGTCGCCAACATATGTTTCAATGTCCACTGCGAGGAGCTTTGCTTTCGAGAAGATGTCAAGCAGTCTGTCGTTCTTTTCTGGTGTCCACAGTTCCCACGAAAATTCCGTCTGGGGGAACCAAGCTGTCGGATTAGTGATCTTGGATACCCACCGCTTAAAAAGATACGGACCTTCTGGCGTGGTGACAAGTCTGGAGAGGGGCGGAAGAATGAGAACATCAATATCCTTCTTGCACTTCAAGGAATCTTTGGAGAGGCGAAAGAAGCTGCCGGCGTAATTCTCAATGGACAGCTTCTTTGGGCTACCCCGCTTATCTACAGGGTGCCGGAAGTCCGGAATAGCCTTAAGCAGAACTTCCAGCGTCTCTTCGCAGGTAACAACTACAGAGTGCAGATCGTACTTATCAACAAGCTGTCCCAGCTTGGTACGATATATGATGGGATCAGTGGTGGCCTTGACAACGTGGCCCTTGAAAGCATCTTGCAATCTGCGAACATACGGGGTATCGCTAGGAGTTATGATTAGTGCTATCATGAAAATGCCCCCGGCTAAGGGGGCCTGAAAAGTTGAGAAGAGATCAGAGCGGCGTCACAGAAGCAACGTCAATATCCATTTCCCCGCTCTCTTTGTTCTTGCGGTGCGTCAGTTCCACGAGACAGCGAATGTCCTGTGCAGCTGCGAGAGCTGCCGTGAGGTCTGTGGAGCCAGTAGTCACGGCGATGGGCTGCAATGCCAGCTTCAGCTTGCCCAGACCAATCTCATTCTTGGCGCCGTCTTTCTTCCACAGATGATAGAAGACGTTGGTCTTGGCACCAACCTTCGGCGGCTTTGCGTCTTCTGCAATCTCTTGCACTTCGACCACAGTCATCTGGAGCTTGACCGCCGGCTTTTTGCCGTCTTTTTTGTACGGACTGAACGTGCAGTCCATCACGTACAGCCCCTTCGGGAAGATGGTAAAGCCTTCCAGATCAGGAATCTCATCCAGCGACAGGCCACTCAGTTCATTCAAGTCATCAAAATTGGACATAAGTCCTCCAAACAAATAGCATACCAGAACAAAGAACACTAGATAAAGTATGCCAGTCTATCTAGGTTCCATGAATCAGATCACACCACGCCGTACAGCAGAGCTGCGAGGAGGAAGAATGCCAGCGCCAAATCACAGATCAAGCCGGCAATAAGACTCTTGTCCTTTGTCTTCAGGTACTCAAGCTCTTCATCAGTCATGATTGCGTCTCCTTGATATTTCACATCTGGCCTCCAGGACAAATGTATGAATAGTTGCATCTAGCTGGACTTCATCAGTAAGCAGTTCAGCTACCTCTGCCACCACCCAAGAAGGGCAATCACGAAACACAAACCGACGCCCAAAGCAATGCCTACACAGTAGCGGGATCACGCGCCACCAGAATTCAGCCCAGTAAAAAAGGCTACTCATGATTTGTTCCAGTCTGAGAGCTTGATTACTTGCTTTACTGTAGTCCAGCCGCTGGCCTTAGCAGTGTGAGAAGTTCTTCCGTCAGCCCACACTCTAGGCCGTCCGTCCGGTGCCAGCCCAGCAAAATGCGCCTTGGCTCCACTGGGAGTCACCATCTTACCTGTCATGATCCGATCCTTTGAATTGCGGACACAATGGGCACAAGTGAAATCTCTGCGCCCTTGAGATTGTCCAGCACGTAGCCTGAACGATTCTTTACTGTGGCTCTGTCAGGTGCCTTCTCGTTGAAAGCTCTGATAGCTCCATTGATGCGTGTCATGTAGATCACATCATCAAAGTACCGGCCGACAGTGCGAGACATGTTTCGCGTGCCCGCAATAGGTATCATGTTCTCCGGCGCTTCCTCATCAGTGCGCCAGCCAGTCTCGTGAGAGATACAAATGATATTGACGCTGAGTGCCTGAATGTAAGAGAACACATCCATCACAAGCTGGCCTTGTGCGCCGTAATCATTGAACGTATGTTTGTACTCGTCGCCGCCGGGCTTTGCGTATGCCTCTTTGCACACCCGATTAAGCGCACTATAACTCAATTGAGTCAGCGTGTCAATGACCAGAATATCTTTGCTGGTAAATTTGCCAATCTCAATTGTGGTGAATGCTTCAGGCGGCTCCTTAGCGCAGAGTGCGCAGCTAACCTTGCCATGCTTGTTGCAGATTTTGCCGCGGCCCTTGAGCACATTGCTGACAGTATCGTATGCAATAGCAGCAGTGCGCAGATCAGGGATGACAGCAACATCAATGTTCTCACGGAACTCTTCAGGAAGAATCTTGGGATTCATGAGAGTTGTGTGGCCACGCTCCAAATCAAGGACGTGCAGCTTGTATCCTGCTGCTGCCAGAGTGCCGAGCAGTGCAGTTTTGCCGACGCCACTGGCGCCGTAAATGAGAATTTTCGCGCCGGCCGTAGGCCCAGTTCCAAGCATCATGATCAGCTCTCCTTATGTGAATCAATCAATTGTGTCAGTGTCAGCTTGAGATGAACTGGTTCGATCTTCTCGATGTCATCAAAGCTGCGAATAAGCGGGAGTTCTTCCCAGCTACGTTCCGGCGGCAGATCACACTGGCCGAAGAACCTGCATGGCTTGTTGTACTGCATACAATTCTGGCCACGCTTCGGAAAGAAACCAAGTGCATTGTATGCATCAATGGTTCTGTTGATCTGCACCTGATCTGCTACCCACTGAGCCTTAGCATAGATGTTCTTGGGAAACTCGTAGACTTTCCACTCTTGTGCAGCAATGTCATATACAGTGTAGAGCACAGTATACTCAACTTGTCCTTCGCTGCGAACAAGAATAGAATACGACAGAGCTTGGTCACTGTTAGCGTAACGCTCGATCTTGGAGTAGCTGGTTGTCTTGTTCTCCTTGATAAGAATCTTTTCATTGCTCCGATGACGAAACATAGTGTCGATGTGGCTAAGATGGTAGTTGCCATCTTCCATATCCAATGCTACTGTATACTCTGCTTCCACAAACTCATAGTCTGAAAGAAACGCAATATCAGCTTCATAGAGTTGCTCGTACTTCTCCAGTGCACGAACAACAGAAGCAAAGCAACGACCATCAAAGCCGCCGCCCCGTGTCATGCCTCGCTCTAATAAGGGCAAGTCCCAGCGACAGAAGGCAGCAAAGACAGCGCGGCCAAGATCTTTTGTCTTGTCGTACTCTGCAACTCCTGCTCCTACAGCGTGACCGTAAGTGAAGATAACAGAGCCATGCTCAATGCCAGGAATCTGGCACTTGTTGAGTTGGTAGAGTCTCGGGCAAGTGTGGAATGCTTCTGTGCTGGAGTAGCTGCGAAGGTTCCTGAACGGCCGGAGTTGCGTAAATGTGCTGGGAGCGGCTGGCTTTGCCAGCAAGTCCAGCTCAAGCTCGTCAAAGGGATTGCTCATAACAGATCGTCCACTGACATTGTTTTCTTCTTGCTCGGTGCTTTGGTAGGAGCAAGGCTTGTCAGTCCTGCCATAGCTTGTCCGCCCTTAAGAAGAGTACCGATCTTGTCCATGTCATCCAACAAGACAACAGTGTCAGGGTACTGCCGAATCAGTTTGTGGATGGCGGCCATGTGAGTGCCGATCTGAGGATCGAATGACAGCAATGCTGCCTCTAGTACCTCCATCTTTGCTGTCACATCTGCCACGATGTTTTCAGGTATCGCGCTCACGTTATTAGTCCTTTCGACTAGGTTAAGAAACTCTTGATACGCTTCCTGCCGCTGCTCTTGTGGCAGAGATTGGAAACAGATACGCAAGTAGATAAGAGCCAGATTGTAATCGTACTGCTTAGGCAGCTTGGCTACTGACATGAAATGGAAGATGCGGCTCCAATCTTGCGCTGTCATCTCGTACTTGAATGCACCCTGCCACATTGCAGGGCAGACGGCGGTAATCATACGGTCAACAACTCCGCCGTGGCGGATAGCTGCGTATGTAATGCGCACCCTTGTATGAAGTTCTGTCATGCTATCAATCCTATGTGGTGGCGAAGCTCTAGTTTGATGTGTATGCTACCATCAGGCATCTTCGTCTCTGTTATGTCCAGCTTCGTAAGCGCAGGCTTACCCAACAGAGCACGCTCTGTATTTGTTTCGCATTTTCTTTTCTTTATGCCTTGCAGCACTGTCTTCTTTGATAGCATCGTAACTAGTAGTTCAGCTTTACCAGTAGCTATCAGTGTGCGTACAATCTCGTCGTACTTCTTAGACAAGTTCCTTTGACTGGAATTGTGCGATCTTGCCGTGCCACGTGGGCTCTGCTTCTTTGGGCCGCAGCTCAAAGGTTGCTAGGTACGTGGTCAGGTCGTGTGATGCTTTGATGTATTTGCCCTGCCAGGATGTATCTCCTGAAGCGGCACAAGTATTTACCCACTGTTTATACTTGCGCAGTAGAGAGGCTCGCACTGTGGCGTATTCCTTTGGGGTCAGCACAATGCTAGGGATGCTGCGATCATTGTCAGCAAAGATGATGCTTTGGAACAGTGGGTCTAGTTTGGTTGCCATAATAGTAATAACCTAGTTGAGAAGTGATTATTATTAGGGCAAAAAAAAGAGGGACCGTAGTCCCCCTTTCTTGGAGTAGCGGCGATCAGGCCAGATCGTCGGCGGTGACTTCCTTGTAAGAGGCCTTCCACTTTTCCAGCTTGTTGCACAGTTGCAGTGCAGCACGGCCGGTGTCTTCGATCTTGGCAGAATTTGCCATGTAGACCTGAAGCGATTGGATGAGAATTTCCAGAACGTCCGGCTTTGCCTTGTAGGCGTTGGGCTTCTGGAGTGCAGCAACCCGTTTCTTGATGACATCTTCCGGGCGCCCGGTAATCTCAGGCATGATGGCAGTGAAGTCTTGCCACAGAGCATCCCATTCCTCGTCGCTGATAGCAGCAGCGCCCCGCTTAGACGGAGGAATGTTTGCGATGTATTCCAGCGTGAGTTGCTCGAAATTGATCTGTTCCGGCCCGACGCGGGTAGCTTCGGTGATGGCATCAAGCTCGCCGATGTAGGCTTCCAACTGCGCCTTGGCCTGATCCACGAAGAGCTGATTCACAGCGTCAGCCAGCAGCCGTTTGACGGCATCGCTGCCATTCTGAGCCAGATCAACAATGTCTTCCAGCGTGCAGGCTGGCAGCGTCAGGTCAACAGACGGAATCTTGGGGGTTTTTCCGGTAGCCTTGCCGTCGGCGCCATAAATGGTACGGGTTTTGAAGTGGAATTTAGAAACTTGGGTAGATGTTGTCATATCGAACCTTAAAAAAGATTAAAGAAACGGATGGCCCTTTTGATAGGGTGAAGGAATCATAACAGGTATTTATTCTTTGTCAACCCCCCTTCTGTAGTTGCTGGCATAAATTCGTGTTGATGGTAAATCAAAATCGAAAATAGCGGTGAAAAATTGCTGCTCCAAAAGGAAGCATCTGAGCGTAATAGCGATCAGGAAATCATCTGTCTTCTTGTCCCACTCAACTTGCGTAGGGATGGCATTATATGCCCAATGTACCCTGTATTGCAAATCTTCCCAGAAGAAGAACTGGTGTGTTTCATCAAGGTTCTCCAAGATAGTATGCTTGGGCAGTCTGATGATTCTTTCACTCGTAATTCTGCCGCTGGCAGAGGGAGCAAGAAGTCGGGAGTCTGGTACGTGCAGCAGACGCTGCTGCATTGTGGATGGTGCGTCATTGATAAACATTATTTTCCTTTGAGTGCAAGTGCCAGCTTGTACTTAGCCTGGGCCTGAATGAATGCGCCAATTGTGGGGAAGTCGGCGCGCTGTGGTTCCCGTTCTGTTGATGTTTCTTTGAGCGATGCAATCATTGCAGATTCTGCACCAGTTGGTGCGTTCCAGCGTTGGATGCCATCAGCGGTAGTGCTAGGTTCCATGTCCTCCAGAAGAACGTATTCGCTCTTGACGGAGTTGATTGCTACAGTGATAGCCTTGCATCGTGCTGCGATGAAGTGGGATATCTCATTCCCATGATCGGTGTGCTCGTAGATTGCTTCTCTGAGATCGTCGGCGTCATCAGGGTGCCAGTCGGCTGGCTTGTCCAAGCCTGTCTTGAAGATACTCTTGAATGTCTCTATCCTACCTTCTGGATAATGTCCCTCTAACTGAACCTCAATCCAACGCCAGACCTTGGGGATGGATAGTTTACCGTAGATGCTCTCAAGTAAAACTTCTGCTCTTGCATCTATTGCAGCATCCAGAAGTTCTGCCGGAGCATCAGGCTCTTTCGTTCCCTCCCACTGACGCTTGATCTGCCAGGCATCCTCAAGCCAGACTGACAGATTGTTCCATCTCTCGTTACTGTTCTCGATGCAAGGTCTGTAATGCGGAAACCCCAGACGCCTTGATGTGCCGAAGCTCCACCAAGATGCCAGATTACAGAGCGATTCTGCACAACCTAGTGCTATTGGGAGAGCCGGCAGTGATGGCGTCTTGTACTCTATGCAGCCAAGTGCGTGCATGATTGCACTAGCGCAAAGCTGAATAGTCTCACCTGTTGCGTGCGTCTCTTGTTCAAGATGCAGAGCACAGGTTGTTTTATAGCTGGTGAGAAGCGCACCGAGCGGCCTATCGTAGATGGGATGGTACAGTGTAATACCATCTGCCAAAGAGAGAGTAGGCCAGCTCCCTCTGAGCGCCGCCACCTCTAGCAGAGCTAGATTAGATCGCTGGCAATAGAGAATTCGTTTCATCATATCTCTTTCATGCTATCCTGTTTCGTTCTGAGGAACTCCAGCTTCTCTGCCAGGGTTTCTCCTTTGATCCGCGGCTTGCCCGCTGCGAACTTGATAGAGTTTATCGTATCGGCGTTAAGGTCTCCTTCGCAAAAGATATATAGATTCTGCCTTGCCCGTGTCACAGCTGTGTAGACTAGTTCCCGAAACAACATGGTATTGTGGGAACGGTGCGTGATGAAGAACACATCCCGCCATTCTGATCCTTGGGCTTTGTGGACAGTCATAGCCCAACCGTGGAACATGGAGTTAATCTCTCCTGCTGTACTAAGTTCCTCTGGCTCCTCTGCATCGTCAAGCTGGATTGTCAGGACGTGAGAAGCTAGGTTCTGCGCTTCTTCGTCCAGACCGAGAGACATATAAGGAAGAATCTCATCGTCCGGCTGTGGCTGGTGCGGATCATTACCCCAGTAGTCTAGAGTATATGATTCAAGTTTCGGGAGAGTGCCGACATAACCGGCGGCCCGGCGAATACCTGTTATTGTGCCTTCCATTGCACGATAGAGTATTCTGTCCCCGACTGAGAAGTAAGACTTCTGGTAACGGGCGATGACTTCATGGACTAGCCTCTTATGCTTCTTGGCTAGTGCAGTCCCGACAATCCTGTTCAGTTCTGGGCAATTGATCCCGTCGCCCTTCTCAAATGGGCAGAGAATCATTGCATTGTCAGGATCATAGTGGCCAGTCTCTATCCACTTTGGAATGGTAGGCTTAAAGAAGAAGTCCCGCATAGTCTCAGGACTAACTCGTTGCTTATACGTCTGGATGACTACCTTTCCATGCTCGCCACGATCATCCGTTAAAGTCTGTGGCAGCTTGGTGAGAGCATCATAAGATGCTTGTCCGGGCTGGCCAACAGGCTTGTTTGTCCTAATGGCAGTAGCCAAGGAAATGATAGGAGACAGTGCAGCAGTTCGATAGACTGTGCGCAGCTCCACAATGGGTAGAATGGGCAGCATCTTTGATAAGATAGACACGCCCATAACAGGAGGAAGCTGGTTCAAGTCTCCCAAAAATACGCACTGCGGGACGGACGGCAGAGCATCTAGCAGTGTATTGTAGAGGTCAACAGATATTTGTGATGATTCCTCAAACACTACTGTAGCTACTTGCGGCAACTTGTTGCCGGCATTGCGATACGGGACAAACCGCATCATATTCTTAGCAATGCCAGTTTCCGGGTCCGTTATCTCGTAATACTCTGGGCCGTACTCTACTGCTTTGTGTATTGTCAGGCAGTGGGAACGGATGGCGCCCTCAATACGCTTGAGAATGTTAGCTATAGCTTTGTTTGTAAAGCCAAGAACAAGAATACCCGGCAGTCCCTTGTGCAGGTATTTCGTAGATTGAGAGACAGGACTGATGTGGTCAGCCTGTTGCAGTGCAGATAGTAGGCGCTGTGTTGTGAAGGTCTTTCCTGAGCCGGCCGGCCCAATCAGGCAGAAGGAAACTCCGCGTAGACCTAGCTCAATTGCACTCTGCTGATCCGGGTCCGGCGTAAAGTTAGCATCTGGTTGAATAGATGCTGAGAGAATGGGGATGATTGGGGCCGGTGGAGAGGATGGGGATGATGGAGAGGATGGGGAGGAAGACGGGCCGGCAGGCTTCGCCTGACCATGCCCATACTTTGCTCTAGCTGCCTCTATTGCAGCCTGTAGTTTGGGATTTACTGGTTTCATGGCTTTGTCTTTTCAATCATGTAATCGAGAAGGGCAAGTCTACGTGGGTTTGTTCTGGCCTCATCGTCGGATTCTTGCAAGAATTCATCAACCCCGCCCACAGGATATGTTATCGTTGCTTCTGGGGGGTGGATTATGTTAGGCTCTGCCAGCCACGCTGCAAAGCAATCATCACGAAGATCCACGACAAGATCATAATAGGGCTTGCCGCACAGTGCTGTGCACTGTGCGCAGCAGATTCCCGAGCACAGGTCATATTTCCCTGCCTTGATCTGCTTCAATGTAACATGCAAGTCCCGCTTTGCTCTGCGCTTTGCAATGTCCTCATCAATACATTTGATAATATGCTTTGCCAGGTCTAGTCTTTCAGGATTGGCATAGCGTGGGAATTTGTCAGTGCTTTTCCGAATTGGATGAATGTTAGTTCTACCGTCTGGATCATTCAATCTCACAGGCCAAGTTTCACTGCACTGGCCCACGTAGTATATTATTTGAGTGCCTGCGGTAATATCCGCTCCAGTGCCCAACAGATGGCATAATCCGTTAACCGTACTGTATTCTCCTGTCCTGACATATCTTGCCAAGACGCGGCGGGCCTTAAGAAGTTTCGTTATCGTGTTCATGATATTAGTTCCTATCTATAGAATATCAGGGTGTTGCGAAAATACAACACATTTTTGGTGCGTTGCCCTGCGATTTTACTTGGAATCGTGATCCGGCGTCAAGCGGTTTCTACAGTGAAAATGCGGGAGCTGGCGAAGTGCTTTATTAGCTTGAGTTTTATTTAATTAGGTAAACTACGTGGGCACTGGGCCAGCGGTCTGCGACCGGGCATTGTTGGTAAGAATGGAAAAGGCTTGTAACATGTAACATGTAACATCCGACGGGCCGGGGTCCGGGAGGGGCGGGCCTAGAGGGGCATCCTATTATAGATAAGAATGGATAGTGCGAAGCACTGACAAGAATACATAGGCACGTAGTGCCAGATAAGAGGGGATAGATAGAGAGATATAAATGAGAGGGTCCCCACACAAAAAAGAAAATAAGAATAGACTACTTGCTCATAAAGAAAAAAGATGTAACCCCCCTACCCCCCCCCCCACATAAAAAACAACAATGTCTGATTAGTGCATTATATCTATCTATTCTTTCCTCTATCTATCTACCTATCTATATCTATCCTGGGACTACTTGCTCACCCCCTTGTTACACAACTTTCTTATTTCTATCTGTATATCTACCTCTTTCTGTTTGTATGCTTCGCACTGCCTCTTTCTGTTTGTGTTTGTGTGCTGGGCATTGTTGGTAGGAATAGGTGACGGTTTGGGGGCCGGGGTCTGGAGGGGTGCCCCTTGGGCAATGTTACATGTTACATGTTACAAGGCCCATCTATTGATAGCATCAATGCCTAGTGCTAGGACAAAGCTACTGTGTCATGCTCGGTAGCGCTTAGATTTTTATATTGGCGCAAGAAAATAGGGGCAATGCCCCTAGATCGTGGTCAGTCCTATTCGTCCAACAGTCCAGCCAGTGCAAACAACACCGCCGGCGGGACTCGTGCGCTACCTGTGACGAGCGTAGCAAATGAAGGCTCTATTCTATCACAGACTAACAGACATGCAACTATTCCCGACTAGCTCCTGTGGATATTAAAAAAATTCCTGCACCGCCCCAAGACTGTTATATAATAGCGTCACTGGCCCGGCAGTTTCCGGGATTTGTTGATAGATAGGAAATCACCATGGCTACTCTTACCGTATCCTCTACCGAAACCACTGCGCCCGCTGGCTCTATTTGTATTCGCATCCAGCGCCGCAAGAATGGAACACTGACCGGCTACATAGTTATTTTCACGCCTTACTCTGGGGCCGATCTTCGGGAGCGCGTGCTTAACGAAGTCTACAGAACGATGATCCAGAAGACCGCATCTGCCCAGCTGCCTGAAACTGGCTCGATTCTGCCCGCGACTATCGAGACAGAAACGGACCGCGACAAAGTGCTGGCGCTCTTCGTTGAATCGTCTTCTGTCTCTTTCAATCAGGAAGAGCTTATGGCAGCCCTTAAGGCATCCAACACATGGGGCAGCATCGACACTGCCAAGCAGGCACGGTTTACCAAGCTCTTCCCGACCTTGGCCGCCCGTACTAATACCGGGTTCCTCCCGTGCCCGCCCAACTTCCCGGCTGATGTTCTGGCAAGTCTCGACCCGCGCGACGATGGCACAGACTGGGTGGACTTCGTGAAAGCCCAGATTGCCAAGCACCAAGCAGCGCTGGCAGAATTCCAATAAACTGCACACCAAGCACACCACAGCACAGGCCCGGTTATTCCGGGCTTTTCTATTCTGCACAGATGCGAACAATTCTCATTCTCAAAAAAAAATCCGCTCCGCTTCGCTCCGCTTATTAGATCGCTTCGCTCATGAATGAATACCACAATCTCAATAGACGCCTCGCTTCGCTCTGCTCTTAACCGGGGGGACAGGGCTTTTTGACCGTGTTAGCCGGTCAATATCCTATACCATCCCCAAAATTTTTCTAAAAAATTCCATCCTCGTCATCAATTTAATATCAACAACTCCTCATCAAGATTCCTCCCTTCCAATCTCCCTCGTCATCCCGCATACTCTAGCCATCATGGATCTCGCACCAGTCCTCCGCTCCCTGCGCCGCTGGCCAGCTCAAATTGCTGGCGGCCCAGTTGATCTCTCGAATCTTGTCCTTGGCTTGCTAGCCGGGAAGGGAACGGCTGGCCTCTCCGAAGAGCCTATTGGTGGCAGTGCCCATCTCAACCGCCTGACAGATAATCAGACTCCTGGGGATCCTCTCCTGGAAACTGCGCTAGGATTCGTTGATCCAGCTCCAGCTATGCTCACTAAAGGCTTGCTGGCAGCAGCTACCATTCCCGCAGCTCTCGCAGTCACTAAGGCGTCAGCTGGAGCAAAGGGAGCGAAAGCTCTTAGCAAGCAGACTGGTCATATGGGTCCGATGACAGGTGACATTGCGGACATGCTGAAGCCATTGCTAGGCTCTGTGCAAAAAGCTTCTTCTCCAGCTGAAGCAGCTGCTACTACAGTGAAAACTGCGGGAAGGCTCCAAGCAGCTGGAAATCCTTATGACATCATAGCAGTTGTCCCGACTCCTGGCGCTCTTAACATCATGACGCGCAACAGGCTCAGCCCTTTTGCTGATGGACTGAATGAATTGTGGAATGCAAAGCTACTCCGGTCTGGAGAGTATGGGACAGCTGAAGAGTTCTTTCGTGGGACGCCGGCGGCTCCACTCTACAAAGACTTCACACCAAGCATAACTATTCGTGGGGAGCGTATGGCGCCGCATGGTGGAGGGTATTATCGCCCCCACTCAAGTCAGGCTACCATCAACTCCTACCTCCCAGAATCATACGGTAGCTTCCCATCTCAAGTAGCTGGGCATGAAATATCTCATGCACTGAACGAGACTATCATCCCCAGCAATGTATCTTCTGCTGGTGCCACTACTGACCCTCTCTGGTTGGCCAAGTATCTAGCAGACCTCGCAGCTTCTCCTGATCCCTGGACACAAAAGCACGCACTGCAACTAGATCACATGAAGCAATACATGGACAAAGTTGCTAAACAAGTTAGTGCAGGCAGGTCACTTGGCCCAGGAGCTACTGGCAACGTACACAAGATATACGAGAATAACTGGGGCGAGATCATGGCTCGTCACTCTCAGCGCCCTATCGTAACAGATGTTGCACCTGGCGCAGATGATGCTTCTTCCCTCGCCTGGATTCTTCGTCACCTCCATCGCAGCTCATTAACTCCCGCCGCAGGAGCAGGACCATGGTAGATACTGATAAAGTTCTTTCACTACTCTCTCAGGGCATCTCAGATAAAGCTACAGCTGACGCCGTAGGTTGTACAGTCTCGTACATATCTCAGCTGCGCGCTGATCCTGCCTTTGCAGAGCGGCTCACAGAACAGAAGACTGCGCGCCTCCAGCAAGATCTATCTTTCGACACGCGCATTCGCTCTGCTCAGGACATTGCACTTGCTCGTATTGAGAGCACGCTGCCATTTGCTGATCTTGGTCGTGCACTTGGTGCACTCAAGGTTCTCTCACAAGTTCCTTCTCGCAAGGACGCCACTGTTGCAGCGCCGCAATCTACTGTTGCTGTCACTGTGCAACTTCAACTGCCGGCATTTGCTCGCACCAACTATGTCATTGATAACAGCACAGGACAGCTTGTAGAGGCCGGTGGCCGCTACCTTGGCACTATCAAGCCTGAGCAATTGGAGCAGAAAGCAGCTGCTCTTTTCACTGCTGTTCGTCCTTCCGCATCTGCTCCTCTTTCCCTCCCTGACCTCATCTAAGGAACTATCATGACCGGCCCTCTCAATGTTCGTATGTCCGACGGCACCATCAAAGAAATCATTGGTGACGCGACTTCTGGCGGCGGCGCTGCTCTCTCTGTCTCAGCTTCTGGTCTTCGTGTTGTTGGCACCACCGTCACTCGCCCGGCTGACACCGCTCCCTACAGCACTGGCGATCTGATCGCCAACAGTACGACGGCAGGCTCTGTCATTCCCATCACGTTCGCAGGTGTTGGCAGTTCTGGCACCATCACCAAATGGCGTTTGCGCACCAATCGTGCAGCGTCTGGTACTGGCTGGGTGGCTCGTCTTCACCTTTATCGTTCTGCCCCTACTCCCAGCAACGGCGACAACGGAGCTTGGCTTACCAACAAAGCCGCTGATTGGATTGGCTCTCTCGACGCAGTGATGGACACACAGTTCACAGATGGTGCTGCTGGCAACGGCACGGCTCGTGTCGGCCCTGGCATTACGTATGATCTGGGCGCCGCCACTGATACGCTCTACGCGTTGCTGGAAACTCGTTCTGCGTACACACCGGCATCTGGTGAGACCTTCACCCCCGATCTGGAGATCAACTAATGCTCAGGCATTACCTGACAGATGATGGTCACCCGGCCCGCCTATTCAAAGGCGGAGAGCCGGGCTTCTGCTTGCCCAGTGTTGCTGAGGCTTTTCGCTTTGGCGCACTCTGGCAAGACGCTGCTGGAAGCACGCCTGGCGCTGTTGGCTCTACTGTTGGGAGGATGGGATTCATTGCTGGGCTTTCCGCCATTGCTTCGCAAGGCACGGCCACGAAAAGACCTCTCCTGACTACAGACAGCAAAAGCATCCCTCTGCTGCGATTCGATGGTATTGATGACTGTCTGATAACGCCAAGTATTGATTTCTCCGTATGCGACGCGGTTACAGTGATTGCTGGGATTAGGAAGAATGCAGGCACTGCGTCCGCAATGCTCGTTCACCACGGTGTTACATCTTCAGCAGGATACATCGGTCTGTATGCTCCTGTCGGTTCCGCAAACTCTGGTAATCACTGCTACACAGAAACAAGGACAACTGTCGCAGGGGGCTTCTATTACATGACTGCTGATGCCCCGCAAGTATTTGGGCAGGTGTATGCGTCTGGGCCTCTTTTGCGCACAGATAAATTTCCCTCCTACGCTGTTAATGGAAACACTGCTTTCGCGCGCAGTGTAGGTGGGGCTGACCCTAGCGGGAGTTCTTCAGCATTTCAAAATGCTGCAATCAACATTGGGCAGCAGAATGCAAGTGCTTATGCATTCTCTGGCGATCTCTACTCCCTGACAGTCATCGGGCGTCGTCTCTCAAATGCAGAGATGCTCAATACATCACGCTGGATCAACCAGCAGATGGGACGGGTGTACTAATGCCAGTTCTTTCAACAATGATTGTTCCTGCTGTTTTGGTGGAGCAGGTTCGTGCTCTTGCTATCTCCCTCGCTGGAGATGCTGCCGCTGGCATGTGGACCACAGGGCTTTCTAGAGATGGCTCAGTAACTGCTACTCATTATGTCTCTTCAGGTTACATTGATGATCAGTTTGCGGCCATCCTTGCCAGTCCTGTGGCCCTGGCCGCTGCCGCAAAAATTCCACTGCCTCAGGCTGAAGCAATTCTTTCTGGCTGCACAGTCAGTGCAGGAGATCCTATGTCAGTGCTGAAAGACGTCAACCTCCAACTCTGTCAGGAGCCAGTGGTATGAGCCAAGCTGAGTGCATTGCTGCAGTAAATGCAGCTCTTCATGAGCTGCCTTCTGCCATGAATACTGCTCCTGCGCGCATGATGCTGTACGCTATTGCTATGCAGGAAAGCACAATGATTTATCGGCATCAAGTGCCAACAGGTCCGGCGCGCGGCTTGTGGCAGTTTGAGGCTGGTGGCGGAGTTCGTGGCGTATTGACGCACAAATCCAGCAGATTCTGGGCGCGGTCGGCTCTCCAAGCCCGTAGCATCTCGGCAGACATAAAAACCGCCTGGGCAGCGCTGGAGACTGATGATGTGCTGGCAGCAATCTTTGCTCGCCTGCTCCTCTTCACTGATCCGCGGCCTCTTCCTGCTGTGCATCCTTCGACTGGCGGCGCTGCTTGGGATTACTATATCCGCAACTGGCGCCCTGGCAAGCCGCACCGTGACCGCTGGAATTCTTCCTTCGCCCTCGGGTTGGAGTTGGCACGCTAATGACTGAGCTGGCCCACGTAGATAGCACAGAAGCGCAGCGTCTTGCGCGACTTGACATGAACTTCCTGGCTGGCTTAGCTAGCCCGGAAGATTTCACCATGCCATTTCCTGACTTCTTCGTGGCGCTATTCCAACTTATCACAGAGTTCAAAGAGCCTCTGGAACGCTACGCACTAGGATTTCCGCGCGGCTTTGCAAAAACTTCATGGATTAAAGTAGTTCTGCTCTGGTTAGTGCTCTTCTCCCAGAAGCGCTTCCTTCTCGTTGTAGGGCAGACTGAAGGACATGCAGCCAACATCATTGCTGACTTGATAGATCTGCTAGAGCATCCCAACATTATTGCGCTCTTTGGTAGCTGGAAGACTGAGGTTCTGGTAGATCAGGGCACGTTCAAAGTATTTCGCTATCGTGGCAGAGTTGTCATCATTCGTGGGATTGGAACTGGCGGCTCTGTTCGCGGTATCAACAGGAACAATGCTCGCCCTGATGTTATCCTGATGGATGACATTCAGAAACGGGAAGATGCCGACAATCCTGAGCTGGCAGATGCCTTGATGCGCTGGATGCTTGGCACTTTGATGAAGGCGCGGTCAAATGCTGGCTGTCTCTTCATGTACGTTGGTAATATGTACCCACGTAACTGCATCTTGCACAAGCTGAAGAACAACCCAGAGTGGATCAGTGTCATTACTGGCGGGATCCTTGCAGATGGAACCTCTCTCTGGGAAGAACTGCGTCCCATCAAAGAACTCATGTCAGAGTATCGCTCTGATGCTGCGGCAGGGCACCCAGAAATCTTCCTTGCTGAAGTTCTCAATGTAGTGCAAGATGACGTTGCTAGTGGCATCAACTTGCACCTCTTGCCACACCTCCCGGACTACTTTAATCTTGCTGAGGCCGACGGCTCCTTCATTCTTATTGATCCCTCTTCCGCGAAGAAACAAGCTGACGACTGTGCAATATCCCACTTCTCCGTGCTTGATGGCATTCCTGTCAATGATGAGATAGAGCGTGGAATATTCACGCCACTCCAGACAATCGAGAAAGCCATAGCACTTGGCATTCGTATGAATACCAGATTGATCTGCGTAGAGGATGTGGCATACCAGTCATCTCTGCTGTTCTGGTTCGAACATTACTGCGAGAATAATGGTATCGAAGGCTTCATCTTCTTACCAGTCTCGCCAAAGAACCGCAATAAGAATGTGCGGATCAAGGCCGGCCTCATCAACTGGCTGCACGGCAAAATGTATGTGGCACCAAAGATTCGCTCTATCATTATGGCTCAGCTTGAAGAATGGAATCCGCTAAAGTCAGACAACAAAGATGACATAATTGATCCGCTTGGCTATGCTGAAGAGGTGCTCCGTGAGTACGGCCCACATATAGTCAAGCAAATCTTTGATAACACCCCGGCGCTACCAGCGTCACATTCCTCTGTTGGCGCCTTCTAAGGACATATCATGGCCACCAAGCTAAACCTTCCAATCACCATCCCGCAACGTGCATTCATTCTGGAGTTTGTCAAGCAGAGAGTAACTGCGCACGCTGAGGCCCTCACCGCTCTCAAGCTCCAATGCGAGATTCGTGACAAGGCATATCTGCGCACATCTAACCTGACAAAAGAGCATGTGGCCGCCGTTCGTGCCAATGCGCTTGGTGATGCAAAGAAGCTGCAGGACCTCACTGTTCCTGTGGTCATGCCGCAGGTGGAATCTGCTACGGCTTACCAAGCTGCAGTGTTTCTCACAAGTCATCCCATCATGGGGGTTATCTCCTCTCCTGCACAGCAAGATGTTGCCACCAAATTTGAGGCAGTCATTGAGTCACATGCCAGACAATTCACTTGGGTGCGCCCACTTATCAAGGCTATCCGGGACGGCTTCAAGTACAACCTTGGCTTTGTAACGCTGGATTGGGCTAAGGTCTCAGCCACTGGTATCAAGAGCCGCGAAGCTAATGACATTACGGCTGGGATGGCCCAGCTTGATCCGCTCTCTTATGAGGGCAATGCCATCAAGTACATATCAGTCTATAAGGCGCTGTGGGACACCATGGTTGCACCCTGTGATCTGCACGCAATGGGTGAGTTCTTCGGCTACAGTGAGATTCTGTCCAGAATTCAGCTGAAGATGCTGGTATCTACCCTCGATCCCAGCTATACCACCTCCCTGAAGGAAGCATATGAGAGCCGGCCGACAGGCAGCCCCGGTTATGCTGGCAATGATTTTGTTGGCATCCCTTCACTGAACATATATGGCGGCCTTGTCAATGCTGCTACTCAGTCTGGCTGGAGCACTTGGGTAGCCGCAATGCCTGCCAGCCGGTCTGGCAGCATTAACTATAGCGACAGCTACGAAGTCACAAAGATGTTCGTCCGTGCGCTGCCATCTGACTTTGGTCGCAGCGGCAACACTGTAAAGGTATACAAGCTCTACATTGTCAACTGGAGCTACGTGATCTATGCAGAAGAGATGACAACTGCGCATGGATTGCTGCCTGTCTTTGGTGTGCAGCCCAACGAAGATGGCCTGGAATATCAGTCTGCCTCCATGGCAGATAACTCTACGCCATTCCAAGATATGAGCAGTGCACTGTGGGGCGCATCTATTGCTGCTCGCCGTCGTGCAGTCTTTGACCGGCTTCTCTACAATCCGCGGCTTGTTGACAAGAAGGACATTGATCCCACTGCTGAAGTGTCGCGCATCCCACTCAAGAATGCGTCGATGCTAAAAGACCCTATCACACAGGCCATCTATCAGATCCCGTTCAGAGACGACAACTCTGGCACGAACCTGCAAATGGCATCTGCCATTGCCGCTATGGCTAATGAGTCCGCAGGGCAGAACCGTGTGGATCAGGGGCAGTTCCAGCCTGGCAACAAGACGAAGACGGAGTTCCAGACAGTTATGCACGGCAGTAATGCACGGCAGCAATTGACTGCGCTGACACTGGAGCACAGCTTCTTTACTCCGCTGAAGTCTGCTGTCAAGTACAACATGCTGCAATACCAGCCCGCAGGCAAGATTCTGGACACCACGAACAAGGCAGAAGTTGAGGTTGACCCGAGTGAGCTGCGCAAGCTGGTAGCAGAGTTCAAGATCACTGACGGTCTTGTGCCCGCAGAGAAGATGGTGAACGCTGACCTCATGACTGTTCTGTTCCAGATGGCATCTGCAATGCCTGAGCTTGGAGCAGAATATGACATGATGGGCATGTTCCTGTACTGGATGAAATTGCGCGGAGCCTCCTGGCTTGAAGAGTTCAAACGCAATGAAGAATCCAAGAATCAGTACATGCAGAACGTGGCACGTTTGGCTGCCGCACAGAAACCCGCACAAGGACCACAACAATGAGAGTAGATACTTCATCCCAGTTCATGCTGCTGGAGCTTACACCTGATGAGCTTCAGCGCGCCAAACTTGTATCCCCGGAGTTTCTCGCACTACTGCAAAACAAAATTGCAGCGTATGCAGAAGCTACGGTGGCACAAGAACTTCCCTACTCTGATAACCCGCAGGGTATGGTGAAGGCAATCCTGGCTTACGAACGCAACCGCAATTTTGTGGCTGCGTATCAAGAGCTGCTTTCTGAACTCACCTCCAACTAGGACTTCCCATGTCATTTCTGTCTGGTATTTTTGGTGCTCCAGCAGCACCCGCTGCTCCAGCTACCGCTCCTGCTGCTCCTGCCGCCCCCAGCCAATCTGTGCTGACTCCCACACCGCCGGCTGCTGGTGGCCCGGCAACTACGCAGCAAACTCCTGCCAATCCTGGGGCTGTTCCTGCCCCTGCTGATAAGGCTGGTCAAGACTTTCTGGCTTTATTCAAACCGAAGCCAGCTGATCCGAATGCGCAAAAGCGGCCCTCCCTGGATGATCCGCTGCTGACTCCGCTTGATCCTGCTGCCTTGCAGCAACAGCTGCAAACTGCCAACTTTGCTCGTGCAGTAACTCCTGACATGGTGCAGAAGGCGCTGTCTGGTGATCATGTTGCTTTCCAAGAGGCTATTAACGCCGCCGCTCGTGAGGCCTTCAGTGCTGCCGCTACGCTCTCGCAGGGGCTGGCAGAGCAAGCGTCGCGTACCGCAGTGACACGTTATGACGGAACGCTCGATTCCCGGTTTCGTGACTTCGCCATCAAAGGGCATACTATCAACAATCCAGCCCTGACGCGGCCAGAAGTGGCGCCGATTGTGGAGGGACTGAAGAAGATGATTGCTACCAACAATCCCCATCTTCCTCCTGCCGAAGTGGCTAATCAGGTAGAAGCATATATGCTGCACCTTGCAGGCCAACTCCAGCCACCGAAACAGGCAGAATCTTCTGCCAAGTCCGGTCCCACATCCTTCGCCGACTTCGCTTAACTTTTTCACTTTCTGGAGACTATCATGTCTGTTGGACTTCTTTCTTCTGCCGCACCGCCGAGTTCCATTAACAAGGACTCCTTTGCAACTCTCATCACCAGGCTTGGCCCGAATGGCAGCGCACCGCTGTACGGTCTGACTTCTTTGCTGGCGCCGGAACCGGCTGTCAACGTGGAGCATGGCTACTTCTCGAAGACCATGATCTTCCCTACGTTGCAGCTCGATGGCGCCATTGCCAGCGGCGCTGCTACGGCATTCACCGTTGATGCTACTGGTGACGCAGTTCCTGGTGATCTGTTCTTGGTTGACACCACGCAAGAAATTGTGATGGTCGATGCCCTGGTCAGCTCCACTGCTATCACCATGCGTCGTGGCGTTGGCTCTACTGCTGCTGCTGCCATTGCTGACAATGTGGTGCTGCGTCATATCGGCAACGCATTCGCAGAAGCCAGTACGCGCCCGTCGCCTGTCAACATCGTTGCGCAGTACGTCAGCAACTACACGCAGATTTTCCGCAATTCGTGGGCTGTTTCCAAGACGCTGGCTGCCATGCAGCAAGTTGCTGGCAACGGGCACGTTGCTGAATCTCGTGCTGATTGCGCCATGCTGCACGCTGTTGCCATCGAGAAAGCTCTGTTCTTCGGTCAGAAGTACATGGGCACCAAAGATGGTCAACCGCTGCACACCATGGATGGCATCATCGCCCGCGTGACTGCTGCTGCTCCCGGCAACATCACCACGCTCGGCGCCACTACCAATTGGACTCAGCTGGAAGCTGCACTCGATCCGATGCTGGCAACTGTCACTGACCCCAAAGGTGGTTCCATCCGTACGATGTTCTGCGGCGGTACTACGATGCGTGTTCTCACGAACATTGCGCGTCTCAATGCCAGCTACCAGATCACCAAGTCGGAAACTGCCTACGGCCTGCGCATCAAGCAGTTCGATACGCCGCGTGGTACGTTCGAGGCCATCGAGCACCCGCTGTTTAACGCTTACGGTGCTGCCAGCACTTGGGCGCGTATGGCAGTGGTATGTGACCTGAATGCGTTCAGTGTCAATTATCTCCGCCCCACTGCGACGGAGAATTACAACGAGTCCGGTGTGCAGGTTGACAATGGAATCGACGCGAAGGGCGGTACTCTTACTACCGAACTGACCAACACGATCAAGAATCCGGCAGCGTTCGGTCTGATCTACAACTTCACTGCCGCTGCGGCAGGTTAATCGAAGGCCCTTCGGGGCCTTCTTTTTGGAGAAACTTATGAGCATTCTTCGTACTGGACTTGAGATCACATCCTCCGCCGAGGCGATCAAAGACCCCAAGTCTGTCACATTCCATTCTGCTTTCGTCGGCTCTCGCTTTGCACTATCTGACGGAGCCATGATTGTCTTCGCCGGTGGTGCATACGTCACCAACAACAAGGCTGAGATTGATGAGCTGGATGCGGCCTGTCGTGCCTGCAACGGCTTCCCGATCTCTCGTGCAGCTGTCAGCCCGGCGGCTGCCCTTCCTCCCAAGCAGTAAGGAGCAATCATGCAAACAGTAGCTGCGCTGGCTGCTTCGGTCGTCAGTGATTACACCCGTCGGCCTGAGCTGGTGTCTCTGACGGAAGCGGCTGTGCGCACTGCTGTTGTGCGTGCTCACTCCGTAAACTTCTTCCCGCAGGATCAAGTGGTAGGACAACTGTCTTATCCTGTATCCTCTGCGGCTAGCTCGTACAGTCTGGAGGCAGTTGGAACGCTGCTGCCACGCTATCGTGCTATCGAGGTTGTTTACGGAGTAGATAGCTCCCGGCTCCCTGTAGAGCAATTTGAGTATCGCAAGTTCGGTGATCTGCATGATGCCAGCGGCGCCCTTCGCACGTCCGTCTATTCCATCGTTGGCAACGTGCTTCGCATAGCGCCGGCTCGTGCCACAGGCTATCTTGACGTGATCTATTACGCCCTGCCTGAGGTCACCAATGAAGGTAACATCTACAGCTGGCTTGTAGACCTGTATAAGGATGACGTGGTTGCCTGGGCGGCAGCAATCGTGTTCAACCGCACTGGCTTCAACGACCAAGCGGCTAACTTGCAGCGCACTCATGTTGATTCGTTCAAAGAGCTGCTGACTTCGTCTCATCTCACCATTGAAACTAACTGAGGACAGTATGTCATACATTCCTGATTCCACTAATCATACCGAGCCGGTAGAGTCACGTAAAGTTGTATCAGCTGCGGCAGAGTTTCGTGAGCTAAAAGGCTATGTAAGAGGCCTGGTGCTGAGCATGTTGAACGGGCGCGGCAACTGGACCACCGGCACGGCGTACAAAGCCACGCCGCAGCGGGAATGGGTCATCCAGGGCGGCACCGCCTATGTCTGCGCGGTGGACCACACCGCCGGCACCTTCGCGACTGACCTGGCAGCCGGCAAGTGGATCAACGCCGACGCGGTGCAGCTGGTCGCCGAACTGGCCAGCACGCTCAGCAACAAGGGCGCCGGCATGGTGGCCTTGGACTACCTGACCGACGGCTCGCTGGCGCGCACGGTGCGCGCGTTTGTGATGGCGGCAGAGATCCAGGCCGAGGGATTCAGCGGCGTGGACAACACAGGCGCCACCGACAGCACCACCGGCCTGCAGAAGGCTTTGAAATTTGCCATCGCCAGCGGCAAAACGCTGGTGCTGCAGGGAGATTACACGATCAGCGCGGCGCTGCTGGGCTATGTGGTGCAGGCGGACGGGGCGAACTGCCGGCTACGAATGGCCGGCGACGTCACGATCAACGTCAGCGGAGGCGCCACAGCGTTTGCCGACCTGCTCTATTTCGAGACCACAACGATCAATTCTTGCTCGATCACGGGCGGCACGTTGACCATCAACGCCAATAACAAATGCGCCCGGGGCATCACGTTCAGGCACACAAACGCAACCCAAGGCGGTCGGGTCGCAATTACGACACCGGTGACGATCAACAACTTGTTTGACGCCGATGCCTCTGCAACACGCGAAGTCACAGGCATTGTGGTGCATGGTCTGTACGAAGACGTCACGATCCTCAATCCGCGCGTTGTTGGGGTTCGTAGAACGAACACGGCGCAGGCCAGCAAAGGCATCGCAGTTGTCGGTTACGAGGGCACGGTCCTGATCGACAAGCCCTACATCAAAGACGTCCTTTTGCCTGCTGGCGCTACAAGCGATTGCGACGGCATTGCTGTGTTCGCAAAAGCTGGCGCGACGACATTCGCGCTGCGGCAGGGAAGCGAGGTTATTCGCGATGGGGTATTCATCGACTGTGCTGGCAGGGCCGTCAAGTCTCAGAGCCTTAATACACAGATCATCCGGCCTATTGTCAAACGGCAGTTTGCGACGCCGATCACCGGGTCCGTGGATTTCGATTTTCAGCTCGGCGGCGGGTCACTTATTGAGCCTCAGTTTGAATATCTCAAGAACGGGGCGTCTTCGCCGCTTTCTGCGACGCATCTTTGCGTTGCGTTTCAACAGCGGTGTGAGACGACAACATTCGGTCAAATGGTGGCGCGTTCAAAAGACGCTGTTATCCGCACCGAAGTGGCGATATACGGGTATGCCGGGCTGATTACGTCGGCGACAGCGACACGTCACGAAACGATTATTGATGGCCTGGTCATCGAACCGCTGAATGCGTTTTGGGCGGCGGCGACCACGGCAATCACTCGTTCGGTGTTGGAATTTGATGCCAACTTGGTCAACACGCAAACCGCTGAGGAAGTCACCATCAGGGTCAACCGGGTGAAAGGGCCTATTCAGGCATATTTCCTCGGATATACGGGTCTTGGCGCTCCGACTGCAATCTCAAAACTCCGCCTTGAAGCGATTGACAACGAAAACACGCTGCAAGTCGGCGGGGCGCGGCTGTTGAATGCTTGGTCTGGGCAATATATCACCGGCCTGGGCGCATTCAAATTTGCCGGGAACGCGAATATCCGTACGTATATGCCCACTGATTCGGGTTTGATTTTCGTGCGCTGCAAGTCGGTACCGCGTTCTCGGTGTTGATCGATGGTGCGACATTTTCCAACGCTCCGCCGTGGGGCGTGTCGGGCACTGTCACGGTGCATTGCACTAATGCTTATTTCGGCAACAGCGACAGAACCGTACAAGTCTGGCTGAATAACGCGACCGCAACGCCATCGCATTGGTTCACCCTGGATGGTGGTACTACCTGGGGACAAATAAAGTAATGAATTTCAATCACCGGACTCACTTTAGGAAAAACCAGCGTGGTTGAAATACCGCCATCGTGTACATTCCGACAGGTGAGAGCTTATAATTTAATCACACCGTACCGGTGAGGTTCACCGGGGTTCCAATGGAACAGCAATGACTGATGAAGTCCAAAAACCAGCGGGAGTTGATTCCGCGCCATCCCCCGAGGTGACGGCCATCCCGGGTCAGGTACAAAACGCGCCGGAAGTAGTCGAAAATAGCCAAGAGAAACAACCCGACGAGAAGAAATTCTCACAGGTTGAACTCGACGCCATGATCGGCAAGCGCCTCGCAAGAGAGCAACGCAAATGGGAACGTGAGCAGCAAGCCAAACAAGCAGAAATGCAAGTGCGGCAGTCGGTGCCAAAGGAATTGCCGCCCGCTGATCAGTTTGAGTCCGTCGAAGCCTATGCTGAGGCACTGGCTGTCAAAAAGGCCGAAGAACTGATCGCGCAGCGTGAACTTCAGAGGCAACGCGCCCAAGTTGAGGACGCCTACGCAGAGCGTGAAGAAGAAGCCCGGGCCAAGTATGACGATTTCGATCAAGTCGCGTACAACCCGAACCTTCGGATCACCGACGTGATGGCTGAGACAATCAAAGCGTCCGAAGCTGGTACTGATCTGGCCTACTGGCTGGGTAGCAACCCGAAAGAAGCTGATCGCATCTCGCGCCTGTCGCCGCTCCTGCAAGCCCGTGAAATTGGGAAGATTGAGGCCAAGTTGAGTGCCGAACCTCCCCAAAAGAAAACAACGTCTGCGCCAGAACCGATTCGTCCGGTCAGCGCCCGCGCTGTGAACCCCGGTGTCACTGACACCACCGATCCACGGTCCATCCAGACCATGAGCACATCGGAATGGATCGCAGCAGAGCGCCAACGACAGATTGCCAAGGCCCGGGCAACCCGCAATACTTGATATAGGAAATCATCATGGCAAACAGCCTGCTTACCATTGACATGATCACCCGGAAGTCTCTGGAAATTCTGGAGAACAACCTGGTGATCACCCGCAACGTGAACCGCCAGTACGACGATTCGTTTGCGGTGAACGGCGCCAAAATCGGCTCCACGCTGCGCATCCGCCTGCCCGACCGCGCACTGGTGACGGACGGTGCCGCGTTGCAGACTCAGGACGACAACGAGCAGTACACCACGCTGACCGTTGCCAGCCAGAAGCACGTCGGCATCAACTTCACCTCTGCTGAGTTGACCATGCAATTGGACGACTTTGCCGAGCGTGTGCTGAAGCCGCGTATCAGTCAGCTTTCGGCCACTGTGGACGCCGACGTCGCCAATGCCTACAAGCTGATCGGCAACTCGGTGGGTACCCCGGGAACGACTCCGGCTACCGCTCTGGTCATGCTGCAAGCCCAGCAGAAGCTGAACGAGAATGCTGCCACCATGTCGCCGCGTTACCTGACCGCAAACCCCGCAGCCAACGCAGCGTTGGTGAACGGGCTGTCTGGTTTCTTCAACCCCACCGACGTCATCTCGCGCCAGTTCAAGGCCGGAATGATGGGCGAACAGGTGCTCGGTTACGAAGAAGTGAACATGAGCCAGTCGATCAAGGTTCACACTTGCGGAACCCGGGCGGCTACTGGCAACACCACTGGTGCGGCTGTGACCACCGAAGGCGCCACCACGCTGACGTTGACCGTTGGCTCGGGCGAGACCATCAACCCCGGTGACGTGTTCACCATCGCCGACTGCTTCGCTGCCAACCCGCAGACCCGCGAGTCCACCGGCTCGTTGTTCCAGTTTGTGGCACTGGCTTCGTCTACCGTCACCACCACGGCCACTGTGACGGTTGCTCCGATGTACTCGGCCAGCCATGCCT